GTATTATTATCACATTACGTTGAGTGTTAACTCTTCTTGTGAAATTACCTTTCTTACCAGGATAAGAAATAAAATATTTTCTGGGTTGTCACTGTTTGGATACTTAGCGGAGATTGACATCTCGCTATCTTAGGCCCGCATCTTTGCGATAAATCCTAAGTAGTCAGCTGTTAACGTGCGACGTTGAGAGGCATTGGCATTTCGGCTCGCTGGATAAGTTAACCAGACTTAAAGGTGAGGTCGATAGGTCACTACAGAAGGCGGCGGATAAGGTAACTGCGGAGAGCAGTGATTTGTTGCGACCAAAGGTGGTTGTACAGTTACCTTCAATGGCTGTGAAAAATGGTTACACGGGTTATAACAAGGAGTTGAATTTGATGGCTTCTATTCATCCTTTCATCAGGTTGAGTACTTTGATAAGTCAGATTGAAGGGTGGCAGGCAACACGAGCGAGCATACTTACTCATTTGGGTGTAGTACTCAATGGGGTTAGTAAGTTGGGTGAGCGAAATTTTTTCTCTAGACAAAAAAGGTTTGGAACGCATACTCAAGACGGTGATGAGATATTCTGTGATCTTGGTGGTGAAGCAGTTATGCAGACTATCGCCAGACTCACGGTAGCACTCCAATCCGCAAGGGGAGAGGGTTCGCAGACCAGAAATGCAAAGAGAGGGACAGCACCAACTACTAACCAGGTTGAGGGTGAAGAGCAAGGTCAGACAGATCAGACGTTGGCCATTTCAAATGCGCTGGCAGAATTTATGGCCTTTATCCACACTAAAGATTTCACGATGAATGAGTGTTATACGCAGAGCTCTTTTGAAGCTAAGTTCAATCTGAAGTGGGAAGGTACAAGTTGACGGGACGGCGTCTCGGGAAAGTTGAGAGCCCAGATTGTCGAAGACTTCCAGAATAGGCTGGTGTTGGCTGACGATTTGGGCGTTTTTCCCAGACGCAATCTTGATGGAGAGGTGATACGTGATGAGCCGGAAATTATATATGCGGAACTTGAGGATAAACTGTTGAGTTTTGAGAGTTCTGTGTATCATCCTAAGGCTGTGACAGTGGAAACTGAAGTGGCTGTTTTACCGAAAATGCAGATGGATCTTGAATTAGGTGTCGTTGCAGATGATGTTGAAATGACTGTGGTAACTGAGGTGCTCATTGATGAGGAGAGCAGTTACTTTTGGTTATATCTCTTACTCCTTCTGCTGTCGACTTTCTTATCGTGCTTTATCGTGTTATCTCGATCCTTTATTCATTTTCTGGGGAACAGAAGTGGTCGGGGTGGTCCTTTCTGCCGGAAAATTGCTACGTTACTGTGGGGTGCGCGGTTGTGGCTGTTGCGCAGGGCAGCTAGGCGTTACGGCTCTCTTGGAATCGTCAGAAAAAGGTATACGCGCGCTGGTATGCGCAAGTATTTGCGTGATTACAATTTTCAGCTTGACGAGTGGGAGAGTGCGGTTGATTGCTCTCCAGGCGAAGCCTTGATTGTTGCAGATCAAAGAATGTTCGTCAGAGCAGTGAACAAGGTCGTAGATCTGGAAGGCGATTTTGATACTGTTGAAAGTGTTAAGAGAGTTTTTCGGATCTACAATGTGCGTAATTACAAGGTTGAGAAATGGTTAGACAAACATACGATACGTTCAGCTCTTGTTGTGCTGAATAATGTCGTAAAAGATGACAATCTCACCTTAGGTGAAGGCATGCTGTCATTGGAAAGAGCGAGCTTTGATGACGTGTTAGGCTGTGACGTCGAGGCTCAGCGGAATGGCATGTACTTCAAGGATATTATTGCTCTTCAGTTTGCTTTTCGTCTCGTGGGCACACCGGAATTCTCTGATTTTGTGATAGCTTACAAAGGCAATCTATACCCATGCTATGTTGATGCGATCAGGAGACATAGTTTGATTTTGGAAAAGCATCATGTTGATGAAGATCAGAAAAAGAGGAACGAAAAGGCACTGGAGTGGCTACTCATGGCAGGACAGGGCGCTTTTGTGTTGTCCGCTGTTGTATCGACAGGCTTTGCGGCCGTGAAGATTCATAAGTGGATTAAAAGTCGCATGCTCCTGAGAGCGTTGCAGATGCTGCCATCTGTAGGTGGCGGAGGTAACGATGGTGGTGGTGGTTTCTCAGAAGAAGCTCTTCAAAGGTTTGCAGTAGGGCGAAACTTTGAGGAGCGTCTGGCGGCGCTGCACACTGGTTTAGATATGGCAGCTGAGAACCTAGAGAGTTTTTCACCGGAAGATATGCAAGTTGAGATCCAACACGTTATTCAAGCTCACGTCGAGGGTTCTTACCATGCTGCAGATCTTCCGTTTTTAGGTAATGTGCCTAGTGCGGCTTCTGTTGTAGTGGATTCAGTTGCTGATTCCAGTAGTGTCGGCAGTGATGTGTGTAGTGCAGACACGTCTATTTCGTTAGGCGTGGCTAGTGGTGCAAGGCGTCGTGCTGTTGCTAGTAACACTAGGATGTATCCAAGTGCTGGTGTTGTGAGTTACGGTAACTTTGAGTCACCGCGAGTTAGTGGTAGAAGTGGAATTGGTAGTATGAAGATGAAAATCGCTAGTGGGCCTATGGCGTCCTAGCGTACTGTTTTTCATTCTACTCACTTTCATTTCTATTACGTCTTCGCGTTTTGATTTTAAAGTAATATGTCGGCCTGTGCGTTTCATTCCTGTGACAAGTGTGTTGATGGGCCCAAAAATGTTGTGTGCGTCAGTAAGTATCGTCACAGTGTTTATAAAGTTTTGGGTCTCACTGTTGTAAAGTGTCGTTTGCCTTCTGACTGCGGTGTCAATTGCGGCATGCCTGCGGCGTTTGTTCTCGAGAACGGACATCCTAGGTTGACTCTCGATGGATACTGCGGTGAGAAGCACAAAGGTTATGTGATTTCTGGTGCATGGCGCCATGCGCAACTCCGGACTTTGAACGAAGAACTTGACAGGTTGGAAAAGAGGGAGGAGTTTTTAAAAACTCAGATAAAGTTGCTCAGTGATAGTGCTAAGGCCAACACTGCTCCTGTTTACGTTCCTAAGAAGATTAATCGTATGAAGGCGGAGGTCTGGGATGTTAATGATAAAATTCAGGATCGTAGCGCTGCTCTTGCAGATGTTATGGATGCTGTTGCGCTGGATTTATCGCCTGACAGTTCACCAAGGAAGTCTAAACCTCTGTGATGTATGTTCTGTTGAAATACTGTATGTGTGTATACTGGAGTAGGTAACCAGGATAAAGAACCCTAGCGAAAATGTTTTGAAAAAATATTCTGTATGTATATAAATAAATGGGCAAGTCTGTTGCTTTGGCTATAGAGTAATCATACTCTTAAAACAATGACGTGGTCTTCACGATAGAAGATGGTGCTTGTTATTTCACCTAAATCGAAATAACGAAAGGGCGTTCCACAGTACGTTTAAACTGTGGGTTTCAACCTCTAGTTGCTATTGATGTAATATAAAAAAGATCAATATTCGACTATGATGAGGTGCGACTGGGTGTCGCGGCTGCTATTACACAGCAGTTAGAAGGGGTTCAATTCCCCCCCCGAACCGGAGGGTTATCCGGCCCA